GACCCTACTACAAAACAACCTACGTTTAGTCGTTACTTTCCTGCAAATACTTCAAGTGCTATTGGCAACCCAGTAGGATTTGTTTCTGATGACCCTTATGGTTCTTTTATGATTCAAGCAGATGCATCAGTTACTGCAGGTGATATTAACTCGCAAAACTTTGCTGTGACTTTAGGTAGTGGTAGCACGATTACTGGTAATTCAGGTTTTGGTATTAAAGCTGCAAGTAGAGCAACTGCAACAAAAGCTGTAAGACCAATAGCAATGATAGATGAACCAGGCAATGCCTTAACAGGTGCTGATGGTGCATTCCCTAAACTTGAAGTCAAAATCGTCCAACACTGGATGAAACGTCAGGCAACAGCATAACATAGAAGGAGAAATAATATGGCTATAAATAGAGCAAGTATTGCTAAACAACTTCTTCCAGGACTTAATGCTGTATTTGGTGTTGAGTATGGTGATGTCAATGACGAACATACACCCCTATTTGAAACTGAAAACTCAGATAGGTCTTTTGAAGAAGAAGTGTTATTCACAGGGTTCGGCACAGCTCCAGTAAAATCTGAAGGTGCTGCTGTTTCTTTTGATGACGCACAAGAATCGTTCACAGCTAGATATAACCACGAAACAGTGGCTTTAGCTTTTTCAATTACTGAAGAAGCAATGGAAGATAATCTATATGATACTTTCGCTAAAGTTCGTTCTCGTGCACTAGCAAGAGCAATGGCTAACACTAAACAAGTAAAAGCTGCAACAATCTTTAACCAAGGTTTTGTTGCTGGTGACACTGCAATTGGAGATGGTCAAGCATTCTTCTCTGCGTCTCACCCAGTTGTTGGTGGTGGTACACAGAGTAACCTACTAGCTGCAGCAGATTTAGCTGAAGCAGCTTTGGAAACTGCATTAATAACAATTGATGGAACTAAAGATGACAGAGGTATCTTAATTGGTGCCCAAGCTCAATCTTTACACATTCCGTCTGACCTTAAATTTACTGCTGATAGGCTTCTAGCTTCTCCAGGTAAAGTTGGGTCTGCACACAATGACATTAATGCAATCAGAAATATGGGAGTAATTCCTGGTGGATATTTTGTAAACAGAAGATTTACAAATTCCAACGATTACTTCATTAAAACTGACGTGCCTAATGGTACTAAGATGTTTGTTAGAGTTCCTCTACAAACTAAAATGGAACCAGATTTTGATACTGGTAACGTCAGATTTAAAGCAAGAGAAAGATACTCTTTTGGTGTTTCTGACTGGAGAGGTTTCTATGGCTCAGCAGGAGCATAGATAAACTTTTATAAGGGGTCTCTCATGAGACCCTTTATATTTTATATAGGGAATAAAAATGACAAATTTAACAGCAATAGAATATTCAGCAATTACAACAGCAGCAGCAACGTCTACTGTTCGTTCTTTTGGTACAAGAATAAGAGGTTTTAATGTTGCTAATATTAAAGATGTAGTAGGTGCTTTTGAAATTAAAAATGGTACTACTTCAAGAATTAGAATTGTATTACCTGCAAATGGTACACTTGATACTTATTTAGCAGATGAAGGTATTAGATGTGAAGATGATGTTACAGTAAGTGTAACTCCAAGTGTCTATGCTACAATTTATATTGGATAGATGGAATGGCTAGAAAAGCTAGGAAAAAATCTAAAGGAATGGGAATTAAGACTAGTGTTAAGTCAGGTAATTTCTTAGCAACTAGTAAAGGTGCAGGTATGACAAAGAAGGGTGTTGCTGCTTATCGTAGAGCAAACCCAGGTTCTAAATTAAAGACTGCAGTAACTGAATCAAAACCTACAGGGAAAAGAGCAAAGAGAAGAAAATCATTTTGTGCTCGTTCAGCAGGACAAGCTAAGATGCATAACATAAGCTGTAAGAAAACTCCAAAGAAAAGAATTTGTGCAGCTCGTAGAAGATGGAAATGTTAGATGGCAAATTATACAACTTTAACAACAGAGATAGTAAACACAACTGAGAATAATGCTCAAGAGTTCTTAGACCAAATACCTAACATTGTTAATAGAGCAGAGGAAAGATTAACAGATGAATTAGATGATTATGGTTTAGTAACTTATACATCAGTTGCAGTATCACAAGGTAATAATATTGTTACTTTACCAACTGGTACAAGAATAGTAAAGAATTTTAATGTAGATATTAATGGAGCAAAGACAAGTATACTAGTAAAGACTGATGAATATTTAAGAGATTACTGGGATGTATCAGCTTCAACAGGTGAGCCAAAGTATTATGCACATAAAGATAATACAACAATAATGATTGCACCTACACCTTCATCAACAAGTAATGGTGAAGTAGTACATGTAACTAGACCAACAACATTAACGTCAGCTTCACCTGCTAATTATTTTACACAGTTTTGTTATGACGCATTGTTTAATGCCTGTATGGTAGAGTCGTACATCTTTATGAAGAACTTTCAGATTGTACCTATGTTTGAACAACGATACCAAACTTCAATACAGACTGTAAGAAACAGAGCAAGAAGATTTAGACGTGACGATATGACAAGACCTGCAAGTCCTGCAGGAGCAGATAACACAGTCGTAGATGGGAGTAATTAATGGTTATTAGTAGAAGTTCAATACCACAACAAATAATGAAACCAGGTCGTAAACGTATAAAAAAACTTAAACAAGGAAGAAGGAGTAGGTAATATGCTTAATTTAAAAGAAAGAGCTAAAGGCAGAAAAACTAAAAGTAAAATAATGCCTGATAAAACTATTAAAATAAAAAAACAATCATCTGATTTTATGTCTGAAAAAAAAGATAAAAAAGCAGGTCCAGGTCAACGTGATAAATTAAAAAAATTTCAAAAAATAAAACAAAGAACAAGTAAACAAAATCCTTTTACTTCATCTGCTAATCCAAGTGACATACCAATAAAATCAAAAATTAAAAAATCTATTGTAGATGCTAAATCTCCAAGAACAGGAAGAGCAACTAGAACTACAAAACCTGTAACAGGAAATATTGGTGAAATAAAAACGTCTACTAAAAAACCTATTATTGATACTCAAAAAAGAACAGGTAAAGTAAAAGGCAATATTGGTGAATTTAAAACTAAAGGTAAGTCTAAGATTGCAGAAGTTGACTCAAGTAAAAGAGAAAAATTTAAAACAAAACAAGTTACTGGTAATAGACCTGGAGCAGTAGATACTTCTGGTTCTTCAATTGTTGATAAAAGTAAAAGAGGAAAACCTACATCGAGATTAGATAAAATTAAAACTAGAGCAAAAATGGTTATGGATAATGTAGCTAGAAGTGCAGATAATCTTTATCCTTCTAAACAAGCTAAAGATATTGTTATAAGAAAATCTGTTGGTGGTAGACTTGATGATTTAGGTTATGAAGAAGTTGATAAAAGACCAACTTCTAAAAACAATCGTAGCTATCGTGGATATGGTGCTGCAAGAAAAGATTAAATTAAAGGAAATTAAATGGCAACAAATAATACGTCAGGCACTTATGACTTTAATTTAGAAATAGGTGACGTTATACAGGAAGCTACTGAGATGATTGGTGGTGAAGTAACTCTTGGTGAAGAACCAAGAAGTGCTAGACGTTCAATTAATCTTATTTTAAATGACTGGCAGAATAGAGGTGTTTGTTTATGGACAACAAATACAACTATTGTAAGTATTGCTGCGAGTACATCTCAAGTAAGTTTAGGTAGTCATGTAAGTGACGTAATGCAAGTTGTTATTAATAGAGATAATACAGATTTAAATTTAACTCGTATATCATTTGAAGAATATTTAAAAGTACCTAACAAAGGACAAACAGGTAGACCTTCACAGTACGCAGTTAAAAGATTTGGTGATAATGTACAATTACATCTATGGTCATTATCAAATGTTAATACTGATAAACTAAAAATTGAAAAAATTGATTATATGCAGGACGTAAATAAATCTGCAATACAAAATGCAGATATGCCAAGAAGATTTTTACCTGCCTTAACAACTGGTTTAGCATATTATATGGCATTAAAAAGACCAGGTATATCTGAAGCAAGAGCAAAGTTTTTAAAAGCTGAGTACGAAGAAAGACTTAGTTTTGCAATGACTGAAGATAAAGAACGTGCTTCACTTTACATTACACCTAGAATGGGTGTAATATAATGGCAGTAGGTAAAAAAGCCAAAGCAGTATGTGACATATGTGGATTTGTTTATCCTCATAATGTTATGAAGTTAAACTCTTATGGCTTATTAGTTTGCCCTACTGATTTTGATGGTGCTTATGATGAAAAGAATCATCCACAAAATAGAGCACCAGATATAAAAGATGACGAGACGATTAGAAACCCAAGACCTACACGAAGTGAAGCTTTTACAACTTGGGAAAATCAAAATACTAACTGGGAAGCAACTACCCAAGATTGGAATATAGTGAGTAATTTAGATGCCTGATTTAACTGGACAAGAAATATCAAATTCGTATAAACGATTAATGCAAGTAAAGACTTCAGCTAATGAAGGAATTACAACTACTCTAAGGACTATTCAGTCAGGTGACAATGCAGACTCACCTTTACAACTCAACAACTCTACATTAAATGTTAATGGTACTTTTGCAATAGGTGGTGTAAACCTAACTGCAACTGTTTCATCTTTAAATGCAACTGCAGATATCTCAGGTGGTGAAGGTTATGTAGTTGTATCAGGAACTAATGTTTATAAAAGAAGTTTTTCTGCAGGTAATGGTATTACTATTACTAGTAATGATGGAGTTGCTAGTAATACAGGTATTGCCTTAACAAGTACAATAACTAATGTTCAAAGCTTTGGTGCTTCAGCAGTTTCAGCTACAACATTAAATGTTACAGGAACTATGACAGTTTCTTCAATGAGTGTTACTGATTTTAATGCAGCTACTGTAAGTGCTACTTTATTAAAAGGTAATAATGCAACAATTGTAAGTACAGTATCAGCAGGATTTTTTGTAGGTGATGGTTCAGGTTTAACAAATGTTCCCTCTGATGAAGGTGGTACAGTAAATGCAGTAGTTGCAGGAACAGGTCTTAATGCAACTGTTAATGGTGTAACATCAACAACTGTAAATACAAGTGGTACTATAAATGTTAATCCTAATCAATCATTTGGTACAGTTTCAGTTTCAACAGGTTTAGTTGTTCCACAAGGAGCAATAACTTTTTCAGTACCAGTGAGTGGTACTTCAGCAGTCTTTACAGGTAATGTATCAGCAGCAAATGTTTATGCAGGAACAAATGTATTTGTAGGTGGTACAGCAGTACCAACAGCTTCAGACATAGCTGCAGTATCTGCATTAACTTCAGTTAATAAAGCTGATATTGCTACAAATGTGGCAGCAATCACTTCAACAAATACAGTCATAGCTGCAGTATCTGCATTAACATCTGTAAACAAAGCAGCTATTACATCTATAAATGGTATTATAGGTGATGGTGGTAATTATGCAACAAGTGCTGAACTTGCTACAGTATCTGCAGCATTAGCAACAAGTATAGGTAATAGTAATACCAATATAGCTGCAGTTTCAGTTTTAACTTCAGTGAATAAAGCTGACATTGCAACAAACGTAGCAGCTATTACTTCAGCAAATACAGTAATAGGTGCAGTATCTGTACTTACAAAAACAAATTTAGATGCCATTACTTCAGTAAATACAGTAATAGGTGCAGTTTCAGTTTTAACTTCAGTAAATCTTGCAAGAATAGTTGCAACTTCAGCAGCATTAGCAACAAGTATTGGAACAAGATTACCATTAGCAGGTGGTACTATAACAGGTACAGTATCTGCACAATCAGTTTATGTAAGTGCATTAGGTGCAAATACTTCAGCAACTCTTGGTAAAAGAATTAGAGTAGATGGAGCTGCAATAGCTGATATAGTAAGTTTAACTGATGGTGCAAACATATCAGTAGATTTTAATTCAGGTCAAAACTTTGCAGTACAATTAGCAGGTAATAGAACAATAGATAATCCTACAAATTGTGTTCCTGGACAAACAGG